GCAGCCGGTTACATGTCTGAGGAGAATATCGGAAATTTTCCGATATTATTGAGCGAGCTTGGTGACAAAGTTGTCGATGGAAAGGTTGTCTCAAAAGGAATCACTCAGAGAACCTCCGTCGAATCAGTCTTAAATGCAATGCTCAAACAGGTCAATGATCCAGCATCTTTTTTTTACGGTCATAATCAGGAGTATGTAAATAGAAAGAATAATGTTGATAAAATAAATGCTTCTGCATCTAGTGCTATTGAACCATCAGAAATTAGTGAAAAAATAGCAGATGCTGAGAGTGCTAGCAAAGAAATAATAGACAAGAACAATGAGAACATTTTAACACAAAAAGAAATAACTTATGTCGATGGTGCGTTCATCCCGCCTAGAATAAAATCACAAATAGATGTTCTTCCTGCATACACGCTAGGCAGCAAATCAGATCCATCAAAAAAGATTGCAAGAATTCTGATTTATGACGACAGAACTGGTGGCTTTAACAAGCTTGGAAACCTCGTCTTTTCAATGATCAATACAAATGGTATTGCAAGAATGAACAAGAGCAGATATTCAGCCCCTAACGATTACGGCGAAATTGATAATGTTGAGGATCTTTTTTCAGCTGTTGAAACAGATTCTGATGGACTTACAACATTTGCAATCGGAAGCAAGGAAAGGTTTAGAGAGATTGTGGCAAACATGTATCCAACGATCACTGTAGGATCTGATGTCACATGCGTAACAAACGCAACTTTCACATCTCAGCCAGCGGGTGATGCAACCTCTAGCTATTTGCTAACAGCTTTACAGGGGGGCGGAACTTCCGCTGTTGAAGGTGCAGGAACTGCAAACGGAATGATAGATGATGTGCTTATTCTTCCATCTTCAGTGACTCTAACAATGCTTGGAAATGTCTGCATCACAAGGGGCCAGACATATTACGTAGATTTCAATACCGGTACAACGCTTGACAATGCATACACTGTGCAGTCTGTCACGCACAGCATCCGGCCAGGCGTCTTCACAACGACTGCTGTGCTCATCCCAGTCAATTCTGCGACAATGAGGTCTGTCTATCGCCAGGCTGAGGAACTTAAGAAGATCATCAAATCTACGGCACCGACCATTAATCAAATCTGGCTTTAAAATTGATTTTACCATCTAACGTGTAAATCATGCTCCGTGCTATGATTATTTGCATGTGAAAGTAATCTTTGATTCCAGGCTAACTGGCTGCCCAACGGGATTCATGTGGTGCGATGGGCAGATTGTGTTCAATGAGACAGCAGGATTTGACTGGAGATACGATCTTAGCAGAGAAAAGTTTAGATCTGTCGGAGCAGCGTCAGAAGCTGCAGGATTGAATCTGGCTATTGAGCCCAATATCTTATCATCCGGATTCTGGAAGAAGCACACACAGCACCCGGCGTGGTCCATGATTGCTCCGGGTGATAAATTCAAGGCTTACCTGCGTGAACAGGTTGAAAGGGTCATCTCATTCCTCCAGGACCCAAAGCATGAATACTTTGTGACTCACTTCCAGACGCAACAACGTCTTCTCGACCAGCTCACACATGCGAGGATTGTGGGACCTGGTTTGCCAGAGCACGGATTTGTGCCTGATGCTAATGGATTCATCTCAGTCCCTGAATACGATAACTGCCACTCATCCACGGGCAGGATGACAGTTCGCAACGGTCCCAAGATTCTAACGCTCCCAAAGGACCAGCGGGGCTGCATCGTCTCACGCTGGGATGACGGAGTTATCGTTGAGGTCGATTTCAACGCGCTGGATGCTCGAGTCCTCGGTTGGATTTCTGGTCATGCCGCACAGCCGGGTGACATGTATGAGTGGATTGGAAGCGAGGCCGGAATATCCGCACCGCGCCCCGTCATCAAGGAAGCCACACTTGCTGCGATGTATGGCATGTCGCGGCGAAACTTCGCCCTCAGATACCAGGACATGCCCGATGCAATCGATCTGTACGAGAAGGTGCGGACCTTCATGCGGGTCAGAGAACTTGAGGAAAGGTTGTCACGTCAGGAGACCTTGTGCAACGCCTTTGGAAGACCCTTGACAAGCACAAGCGCCCGCATCAGTCATCACGTTCAGTCATCAGCTGTTGATGTTGCCTGCAGTGGATTTGACTGGCTGGTCCAGCAGGTAGATAAAGAGCAGTGTCTGCCAATATTTCTGATACATGACGCTCTTGTGCTTGACGTGAGACAGGGCTACCTGCCCGAACTTGAGTCACTCTGTAAATTGGGCCTTCGAGTTCCTATTATTGATCAATCACTTCCCGTAAAGATTAGGAGATTCTAAGATGGTTGCAGATGAGATTGTCCAGAATTTTGAGAAGTTTAGGAAGATACTACTGAAGGTTGAGTCTCGAAAGGAGTCCCTGGAGGCTTTCCTGGACAAATACTCGGACAGAATTGCGACCTCACCCGCTCACGATAGGAACAATCGGTTCTCCGCATCTCCAGGAGGCTTCGTCAAGCGGAGCCTCTCCACCTTTGCGAATGCACGAGATCTCTCCAGGATGCCCGCTTTTGCTGAGAAGGAGATTGATATTGAGTCAGTTATTATCTGCTCGCTGCTGCATGACATCGGTAGAATCGGAGATGATGTGGGCGACTTCTACATCCCACAGACCTCATCCTGGCACATCGAGCGTGGTAACCTCTACACCTTCAACCCGGACATTAAGCGAATGATGCACCCGCACCGCGGGCTTTACCTGCTTCAGTCGGAGGGAATCAGGTTGACGCAGGATGAGTGGATTGCCATTGCATCACAGCCACACATGTATGAGGATGGCAAGTTCTACAATGGAAATGAGGTGCCGCTCTCTGCACTATTACATGCCGCTATTAGGCTCTCCAGCATGGCAGATGTCTGCGGACCAGAATAATTAGATAAGTGACAAGAAAAGTTGATGGAACCCAAAGGTCTGGTCGTTTTACCGCACCAAGTGCTGCAGGTGGATTTGGCGGTGCTGACACTGCTCTAGCGCGCCTTGCAAGACCTTTCACACCAAAGCCATTCAGATCCACTGGTGGCATGAGCGCATCAGCTGACACAATGATGTCTCTAGCGATGGGCAGACACAATACTGATGATGAAATGCCAGAAGATCAGGTAAATATCGGATCGATTGTCAGCAGAAAAACATCTGATCGAAGATACTTACCTAGAAAGCTGGGCAACATGAAGAAGTACATTCACACAACTCCAATTAATGAATTACTGGCACAAGACGACAAAATTATTCAAGACCAAATTCTTGCCTATGAAGAGTCGATAAATGAGCTCTTTGATAATTTGTCATGGAGTGATGTTACAGACTTCTTTAAGCGAAAGTCAACAGAGATTGGAGATTCATCAAAAGGCATCTTTAAGACGATTGAGCCGGTACTGCAGGTTGCATCTGGGTTTGTCCCTTTCGGAGACCTGTTCTATGTCTACAGAGCATACACAGAGCTCGGTGAAATCAAGGAGAGCGCGCAAGAATTACAGGATCGACTCTCAGAGATTGGAATCGACATTGACATGTTTGCACCTCCAGAGCAGAATAAGGCTAAGATTGACGTCGTTCCTCATCTAAGCGATGAGCAGAGAGCTGAGATCCGAGAGGTTGCGATCAAGATTGCAACTCTTTGCTACTATTTTGTCACTGATGCTGTTGCTGGTATTCCTCTTGAGGTCATCCCGATTCCGGGGCTGGCAGCCATTGACACAGCCATAGATGCATCAATTCAGGCTATTGCAGCACTTGGTCCCAAGATAGATCCAACTGGCGAAAAAATAGTCAATGCTTTCATTGAATTCTCAGATAAGTTTGGATCTAAGATTCGAGCAATTGAAGACTTTCTAGCAAATGCCGGTGACTACATCCCTGGAGTTGATCCGGAAGATCTCAAGGGAATGCATACAGTCTCAAACTTCATCGGAAATCTTGCAATCTTAAGCAAGTATGTTGCATCTCCGACAGAGACGGCAGAGCAGATCTCAGAGATGCGCAGAAGAAAAAAGAAGAAGCGCACAAATGAATTCAGCACAACCGCAGGTGTCGCTGGATACACTGGTCCGATGAAGGGCCCTACCAATCCCAAGCAATTTTACTCTACCATGGCAAGGGCAGCAGGAAGCGAATATCTGGTCGATCCAGTTAAAACTTCTAAGCCCAAGCCGTGAAAACTCTCGCTCCCCGATCTATGATTGGGGTGTGAGCTTACAACACAAGCCGCAAGAATTCTCTTGAGACTTAATCCTTGTAAGTTGCACATTAAACATTAAAAGGAAAGAAAAAATGGCAATTAACTTTGACGCAATCAGAAAGCGTCTCGACAACCTGTCTGGTAACACCAAGAAGTCCTCCTCCTCCTGGAAGCCCAAGGAAGGTGAGGAATACACTGTTCGGCTTCTCTCCTTCCCGAACAATGACGGCCAGCCCTTCAAGGAGCTCTGGTTCTACTACAACATCGGCAATAATCCGGGTCTTCTGACTCCTAACCAGTTTGGCAAGCCCGATCCGATCCAGGAGCTGATCACCAAGCTTCGCAACGAGGGCACAAAGGAGTCCTACGAGCTCGCCAAGAAGCTCTACCCCAAGATGCGCTGCTATGCTGCGGTCATCGTCCGCGGCGAGGAGGACAAGGGCGTCCAGATCTGGGGCTTCGGCAAGCAGGTCTATCAGGCACTCCTCGGCATCATGCTCGATGAGGACTACGGTGATATCACCGATCCCGAGAGCGGTCGTGACGTGAAGGTCAAGTGCTTCAAGCCGCAGGGCAAGAAGTTTGCCGAGACTGAGGTTATGCCTCGAGGCAAGGCGAGCGCGCTTTCTTCGAACGCTGCTACCGCAAAGCAGTGGCTCGAGAGCATCCCGGATGTCAATAAGATGTTCGAGCTCAAGTCCTACGATGAGCTCACGAAGATCGTCAATGACTGGGTTGAGGGCGGCATGCCGACTGAGTCCGACGGCACGAGCCGCGGCGGTGACAACAAGGTGGTTGCTGCAGCTGCTGATGACGAGGATGACTCTCCTCCTCCTTCAAAGCCAGCTGCCAACACTCCCAAGAAATCTTTCAAGTCGCTTGATGATGCTTTCAACGACCTAATCGATTCTTGATAGTCTTGCGGGCCCGGGGTATAAACCATGCTCCGGGCCCGTAGTGTTTCATAAGGAGAAAACATGGCAAGAATTGCAAAAGACAAGAGCAGGGGAGATGATACATCCTCTGATTTTACCTCTGACTTGATCTCATCTCTCAACAAGGAGCATGGATCTCGAATCGCATACAACCTTTCTGAGGATGAGTCACCCACGCATGTGAAGCGCTGGATCTCAACTGGCTCCACACTGCTTGACTACATTGTTGCGAATCGTCCTAGCGGTGGACTTCCTGAGGGTCGAATCGTTGAGATCTTCGGTCCTCCGTCGATCGGAAAGAGCCATATCGCAACACAGATCGCTCGTTCCACGCAACAGATGGGAGGAATCTGTGTCTACATCGACACTGAGAACGCCACATCAGTTGAGAACCTGGGCGCTCTGGGTGTTGATGTATCGAAGCGATTCGTCTATGTCGATACTCACTGCACTGAGGAGGTGTTTGACGTCGCTGAGAAGACCATTGTTAAGGCGAAGGCGATGCAGAAGGATGTTCCAATCACCATCATCTGGGACTCGGTCGCGGCATCGTCGCCGAAGGCAGAGCTGCTTGGTGACTACGACAAGGACAGCATCGGACTCCAGGCGCGCGCGATCTCGAAGGGAATGCGAAAGATCACGGGCGTTATCGGTGATCAGTCAGTCCTCATGGTCTGCCTGAACCAGACGAGAACCAAGATAGGGGTTCTACACGGAGATCCAACAACTGTCCCGGGCGGCATGGCGATCCCATTCCATGCCTCAGTCCGCATTAAGCTGGGCGCAGGTCAGCAGATCCAGAATAAGAACGGCGACATCATCGGCATCAACGTCTCTGCGAAGACTGTCAAGAACAAGGTGGCACCGCCCTTCAGGATGGCCAACTTCCAGATTCACTTCGGAAAGGGCATCGTGGAGCACGAGGAGATCTTTGATGTGCTTCGTGATGCAGGAGAGCGGCAGATTGGTAACAAGCTGATCTGCGTCTCAGGAACCACCGCTTGGAAGGTCTTCTCAGTGACTGACACCGACGCTGGACGTCCCATCATCGAGAAGAAGTTCTACAAGGCTGAGTTCGGAGAGCTCTTGGCTAATCCCGAATACAAGCCCTATCTTGATGCCCTGATCGAGAGTGTTCTCATTCGCACAGGAAATGAGCCACCCGATGACATGCAGGATGCAGAGGGAGCAGCAGAGGAATGAGAGGAGATGCATCGATCTTAATGGTCGATGCTCTCAACCTTTTTACCCGACACTTCGTCGCTCATCCTGCGCTCGGTGAGAACGGGAATCACCTCGGCGGAGTTGTCGGGTTTTTGGGAGAGCTTCGATCTCTTTGCACAAGATTTAGGCCCAAGCGGGTCTATGTTGTCTGGGAGAGTGGGGGCTCTGCTAGAAGGCGTTCGCTACACCCAGACTACAAGCAGCACCGCAGGCCTGAGAAGCTGAACAGATATTATGAGGATGACATCCCGCAGACTGTGTCAGACAGGAACAGCCAGATTGTTGCAATCGTTAAGTTGCTGAACCATCTGCCTGTTATCCAGATGTATGGGCAAGACTGCGAGGCAGATGACGTCATTGCCTACATCTGCCGCTATATGCATCCAGAGTGCCTACACATCATCCTGTCAGCTGATAAGGACTACTATCAGCTTATCCGGGACAACTCAGTCATCTACTCGCCAACATGGAAGAAGATTGTTGATACAGATGAGGTGATAAGCAAGTTCTGCATACATCCTAATAACTTTGCCCTCGCAAAGTCCATCTGCGGTGATGACTCGGATAACATACCCGGAGTGCAGGGTGTCGGATTTAAGACCCTAGCCAAGCGCTTTCCAGAGCTCGGGCAGCCAGATGACCTGCTGCTTGAGGACTTCTTGCAGCTTGCTGAGCAGAGGCGCAACGGAAAGGTGAAGGTGTTTGACTCGATCTGCGAATCCTCTGACCTAATATCGAGAAACTGGAAGCTTGTCTATCTCGACTCCTCATCGCTTCCTCCGCAACAGATTGAGAAAATACATTTTACGAATGAAAAATGGGCCCCCAAGCGCGATAAGATTGGCTTCATGCGGGAATCAATAAAAATTGGAATTAGAAATTTTGACATTGACAGCATGTTCTACTCAATGAATCACATTGGTGCCGAATGAGCGAAGCATTCTTTAGTCAGTATGGCAAGCAGTTCCAGGAAAAGATCTTCCAGGCATTCATAACAGATAGAGCCTGGGCGATGCAGATGATCGAGATCATGACTCCAGAGTATTTTGATCTCAAGTATCTGCAGTATCTCTGCAAGTCATATTTCACATACCACCAGAAATACAAGGATTTCCCAACACTTCCGCTGCTGGTCACCATCATCAAGGATGACCTCCGCGAGGGCAAGGATACAATCCTTCGCGACCAAATTATTGACTTTCTGCAGCGCATGCGGACCAACCCGAATGTGGGTGACCTCGAGTATGTGAAGGATAAGTCACTTGACTTCTGCAAGAAGCAGGCGATGAAGGAGGCGCTCGAGAAGGCAGTCGAGATGATTGCGACCGACAATCTCGACTCTGTCGTGGGCCTGATGAAAGATGCCCTGGCTGCCGGAACTCCCGCATCCGTCGGTCATGACTTCTTTGAAGATATGGAGGCACGGTTTGTGCGCACCCGGCGTCAGGTATGTCCAACGGGATTGCCACAGATTGATGCCCCCGACATCTTGAATGGCGGACTTGGTCGTGGAGAGCTTGGTGTGGTCATCGCACCAACCGGCGTCGGTAAGTCACACTTCCTTGTCCAGATGGGCGCGGAGGCTTTGCGAGTCGGAAAGAATGTGGTTCATTACACCTTTGAGCTTACAGAGTCAGCAGTTGGACTCCGATATGACTCCAATCTTTGCAACATTCCTAGCAGCGAGGTCATCGATCGCAAGGAAGAAGTGATCGACTTCTACAAGAATGCTCAGCTTGGACGTCTAATCATCAAGGAATATCCAACTGGCACCGCTTCTGTGCAGACCTTGCGCAATCACATCGAGAAACTCTTGCTCAAGGGCTTCGTTCCTAGTGTGGTCGTCATCGATTATGCTGACATCATGAAGTCATCCAGAAAGTTTGACTCACTTCGTCACGAATTGAAGCTTGTCTATGAGGAGCTTCGAAATATGGCAATGGAGATGAACATCCCGATCTGGACAGCATCCCAGGCAAATCGAGACGCATCAAACTCAGACATTGTTGGCCTTGAAAATATGTCTGAGGCATATGGCAAGGCGATGGTCGCTGATGTTGTTTTGTCAATTTCGAGAAAGCCAAATGAAAAGGCAACAGGTGCAGGTCGCATCTTTGTTGCTAAGAATCGAGCTGGCCGGGATGGAATGCTGTTTCCCATGCAGATAGATACATCCATGTCGAAATTCACGCTGCTCAACGCTGATGAGATGACGCTCAACGACGTTGTAAAAGCAGACGGAACATCAATGAAAACTCTTCTCAAAGAGAAGTGGAAAGAGATTAACGGAAAGTAAGAAGAACGTAATGATTCTTATGGAGCTTGAAATGTCTGAGACTGTCAAGGAAAGGGCTCTTCGTGAGACCCTGGACTATTTTGCAGGTGATGAGCTAGCACCTGACGTTTTCATGAAATATGCCCTGCGTGATGGTGACGATCTTTTGGAGACAAACCCAGACCAGATGCATCGCCGTCTTGCACGTGAGTTTGCCCGGATTGAGGCGAAGTATCCAAATCCCATGGATGAGGAGACAATCTATGCGCAGCTAAAGGGATTCAAGAAGATTGTTCCCCAGGGCTCGCCCATGTCAGGCATCGGAAATCCCCACCAGCTGCAGTCACTCTCAAACTGCTTCGTGGTAGAGCAGCCCCACGACAGCTATGCCGGCATCCTCTTCACCGATCAGGAGCAGGTCCAGATCATGAAGCGCCGCGGCGGGGTCGGGTTTGACATCTCGACCATACGCCCGAAGGGGCAGCCTACGTCCAATGCTGCACGGACCACCGACGGTATTGGTGTTTTCATGGAGAGATTCTCGAACTCCACGCGCGAGGTGGCGCAGGGCGGGCGCCGTGGTGCTCTCATGCTCACCATCGACTGTCGTCATCCGGAGATTGAGACCTTCATCGACATCAAGCGCGACCTGAAGAAGGTGACGGGCGCGAACATCTCCATTCGTTTCACCGATGAATTCATGCGGGCTGTCGAGGACAACACAGGATTCTGCCTCCGCTGGCCCGTCGAGGCCCATCCGGAGGATGCTGAGATCGTGAAGATGGTCGATGCGAAGCAGGTCTGGGACAAGTTTGTCGATGCGGCTTGGGCATCAGCTGAGCCCGGTGCTCTCTTCTGGGACACGGTTGTCAATCAGGGCGTTGTGGATTGTTACCGCGACGTCGGCTATAAGACAATCTCAACGAATCCGTGCGGTGAGATTCCCCTCAGCCCCTATGACTCCTGCCGTCTGATGGTCGTAAATCTCACGTCATTCGTGAAGGAGCCATTCACTGGTAACGCCAGCTTTGACTTTGAGGAGTTTGGAAAGACAGTCTATGTGG